CAAATCGTAACCGTGGGTTAAACGGTTCAACAATACGTTTACAGGAGGTAGTAGGAAATGGCTGTAGAATAGGAATTTGTTGACGGGAAGGAGGTGCCTGATAGCCATTACGAATTGGTAGTGAAAATGTCACCTTGTAGAAGCTGCTGTTACCAAGAACATTTGAAGCACTTAGATAAATATTACCTACGGAATCAGTAGCTACGGTATTTGTCCCACTTAATGTAAATTTCTGTGCGTCTGTTGTGGGAACATACACTGACAACCCATTTCCAACTACTCGAGTCACTGTTTCAAAATAACTATTCTCGGCATAAATTGAGTTAGTTTCAGAGTAGAATACATTATTTCCAGAAACTGCGATATCACGTAACCCCGAATAACTGCCTACGGCTGAGAAAATATTGAATGTTGGCTGATTCGATAAGAAGTCATAGTAATATATACTTCCAAATCGCAGGTCTAGAGCATAAATTCTCTGTTCATTGGCTGATAGTGCAATACCCTTAAAATTTAGAATAGGATATTTGTTTAGAAAAAACAGATTTACAAATGAATTACCGTATCGTTCCATCGTAGAAATGGATGATCCACCACCTGTTACAATATACACAACTCCCTGCGAATCGACGACAATATTACCAGTATTATCTCCAAATTGATAAATATCACCATCAATTGGCACAGTTATTGTTCGCATGCCATCACCAGAGGCAATCGCTGTGAGAGATAGTCTTAGACAATGCCTGTCATACGGTGCGTTGATAAAAAGGTATTTTCCTGTTGGATCTACTGCTAATCCCGTGATTTCGCCAGATAATGTTCCAGTGTATCCTGTTGGGACAATTGATGTCATTGATGTCACATCAGTGTTTTCGTTATACAGGTATATATTACCGTTTGATGTGCCGATATAGACAAGGTCGTAGTAATTGCCCGTGTTATTATAGGGAGATGGAGCAACTACAAGGGCAGATATTTTATCCGTATACGTGTATGCCCCTATGTTAGAAATAAGGCTCATTATAATGAAAGTGGGGATTATTCTCCCAACAACATCTCGTGGACGAGATTGGTCCTATCCAAGACACTCATACTTTCTATCGATGTTAGCAACCTTTGTAGATACTGCATCTCAGGGGTATTCTTACACGTTTTATGTGGGGTATGATTCTGATGACCCATTTTATAGTCGCCAAGATGTTCGAGACTTTTTTCAGAGAGTTCATTCAGATATCCAGTGGATTCCTGTTGATGTGCCAAAGGGGCATGTGACACTCATATGGAACACTCTTGCTCTCAAAGCCTACAATGACGGTTCTGACTACCTATATCAATGTGGAGATGATATAAAGTTCCTGAAAGCAGGGTGGGTGGATGCTTCTATTCGGCGTCTACAGGCGAATGGAAACATTGGATTAACAGGCCCACAGAACGATGGAAATACATCGATTCTTACTCAGGCAATGGTGCATCGAACTCATCTCGAAATATTTGATGGAAAGTTTTTTCCTCCTGAAATCAAGAACTGGTATTGTGATGATTGGTTGAATGGTATATATCCTCATCTCCCCCTGTCACCAGAGTATAGGTGCTGTAATACAGGTGGCGATCCGCGGTATGAGATTGTGCATATGCGGGATGAGTGTTTAGAACTTATACGCAAAGGCCGAGAGCGGGTAAGAGTATACCAAGAGCAGCGAAATGGTGTCGTGAATAACAGCACCCCAGTAAGCGACGTATAAGTTTGTTCCAAACCCATACATCATGATGACGATGAGGACAATTGAACGCAGAACAGTGTTGATGAGAACATTGCTCGTCGGAAAGAGAAGAGGGTCCATATCTCCTAGTCAAAGAAAAAAATATCTACAACCTCAACGAGGTCGTTCTATTCTAGACCGCCGCGTGGGTCCAGGAGAAAAAAATAATGTTGATATGGAACATAAACACAAATGGGAGGTGGTCTAATGCAGCTCGTCTCGTACGGTGCCCAGGATATTTACATCTCGGGCAACCCCCAGATTACGTTCTGGAAGGTGCTCTACAAGCGCCACACGAACTTCGCCATGGAGGCGATTGAGGTGACGTTCAACGGCCAGGCTGACTTCGGACGCCGCGTCACAGCCGTCATCTCGCGTAACGCTGACCTGATGTACCGCACATACATCCAGGTGACGCTCCCCCAGATCAACTTGAACACGGCTGGCTCGCAGGGCACCCGTTTCCGCTGGCTCAACTACGTTGGCCACCGCCTGATCAAGCAGGTCGAGATCGAGATCGGCGGATCCCGTATTGACCGCCAGTACGGTGACTGGATGCAGATCTGGACGCAGCTGACGCAGCCCGTCGGCACCCAGGTGTCGTTTGACGACATGGTTGGCAACTCCGCTGACCTTGTGCTGCTGAAGGACACGGCGGGTGTTGCGCTGGATGCCACCTGCGCTGCCTCGGAGGCCACCAACTCGTGCCTCTCCCGCGCGGGCACGCCCCTCAAGACGCTGTACATCCCGCTGCAGTTCTGGTACTGCCGCAACCCTGGCCTGGCGATCCCGCTGATTGCCCTGCAGTACCACGAGGTGCGCATCAACGTTGAGTTCGAGCAGAACTACAACTGCTGCTATGCCGATGTGGCGATTGGTGACCTCTCGGTGCTGCCGACTTACCCGTCGACGATCTACCTCGGCAACGGTGTCACGGCCGTCTCCCAGCTCCAGCTGGTGGCCGCCTCGCTGTACATTGACTACGTCTACCTAGACACGGAGGAGCGCCGCCGCTTCGCCCAGCAGTCGCACGAGTACCTGATTGACCAGCTCCAGTTCACGGGCGACGAGACGGTCACGGCCTCCTCGAACAAGATCCAGATGAACTTCAACCACCCTGTCAAGGAGCTGGTGTGGGTTGTCCAGCGTGACTCGTTCGTTGACTGCAACGCCCCCCCGACGCCGTGGATTCTGGAGGCGCTGGGCCAGCAGCCGTTCAACTACTCCGACGACTGGTCGACGGAGGGCATTGTGACGGCGGTTCTGGGCCGCGGTGCCTTGGCGACCAACTCGGTGGGCGGCACGCAGGCGGTCCCGACATTCTCGGCCTCGGCGGGCGCGGGCGCGGGTGTCCCTGGCTTCGCCTACAACCAGTCCCAGATCGCTGGCCTCGGTGTTGCGGTCGGCTCGGGCCTCACCACGGGCTCGGGCATCTACCAGACGGACGGCTCGGCGGGCGACGACAACTTCTTCGAGGGCACCACGAACTACCTGCTCGCCAAGGTCATCCTCGCCTCGAACGTCAAGTGCGAGGGCAAGAACCCCGTGGAGGTTGCCAAGGTGCAGCTCAACGGCCAGGACCGCTTCGATGAGCGCGAGGGCCGCTACTTCGACAAGGTGCAGCCCTGGCAGCACCACACCCGCACGCCGTCGGTGGGCATCAACGTGTACTCCTTCGCGCTCAAGCCCGAGGAGCACCAGCCCAGCGGCACGTGCAACTTCTCGCGCATTGACAAGGCCACGCTCAACCTCACGCTGTCCGTCAACACGGTCCAGCAGCAGCGCACGGCCAAGGTGCGCATCTATGCCGTCAACTACAACGTGCTCCGCGTCATGTCGGGCATGGGCGGCCTGGCCTACTCCAACTAAACGTCCTAGTTTTCTAGTGGCGGTTATCTGGACCTAAACTCTAAAAATTAAATAACGGTCCTGGAAACAGGGCTCAATATAGGCTGTAGATACAGGATGTATTGAGATATCTTTAGTGATTTACGAATATAACTCGTTTTTTTACTAACGTCATAACGACAACAAAAAAACGTATAGCACTCGTTACGATTGATGATTCCCACGGTTGTGTGTTTGGACCACTTATTGAAGTTCTTAAAAATGACTATGATCTAACTCTATACATGGAACGGGGATGGTCAAACTACAAATGGTTTGAGTATTATACTGATCTATATAAAGACTGCAAATTTGTAAAGGACGCATTCAAAGATGATGTAAACAGCTATTACAAACTCATTAAACTAAATAGCAATGATCCTATAGTATGCAATGAAGATAGTATATCTATTTTACATTTTAAATCGGATATGTTTGTTAACAACAAGAGTAGTAGTTTTATATCGCTATGTCCATTTGTAAATGGTGAAAATATAAAATATATTTTTCCAGTATTTCGACCTGTTCTTACTCCCTCATCAAAAAATATAGTAATACGTTTAGGATACTGCACAAATGCATGTATTGATAACGAAACCGATATATTTATTCGTAATAATATGGAATATACATTTATCTATGTTGTTTGGGGGGGCAAAAGCTACAGTAATCTTACGAAACACCAAAATGTAAGGGTATTTCATAACATAGATACAAATCATCTAGTAGACCTAATTCAACAGTCAAAGTTTTTTCTATCAAGGAAAGTTATGAACTATGACCGATATTCTAGTCTCTTGGGTATGGCTGTTTCTTTTGAAAAGCCTCTGATTCTAGATGCTAGAACTGCACAGGCATATAACATCCCTGGATTTGTATTCCATAAGGATTACACTGAAATAGGAAAGTTGTCTCTTATTACCAATAATCATTATGAATGCACACTAAATGCTACACGAGCATTCAAAACTGATATGATTCAAAGAAATCATAGTGTTCTTACCCAAATTCTTAATGAGGATCGTAGAACAACTACTTAAAGTTACGGTGTAATGCTATTCATATATGGTGACACTCCGTGAATGGCAACAGACTCTGAAACCTAAGAGAGAAATTCTGTATAACTGTTCTATCCAAGATGGAAGTGATAGTTGGGTTCCTTTTCCAATTGGTATGGGGTATACCTTCAATAATTATTCAGGAAATTATGAAAATGCTCAGATAGGAACTCATCATCATACCGTGCTCTGTGCATTTAACGTAACAACCGACTCTGCACGCCGAGGAATGAATGAGGTAAGACGTGTAAATATCTCGAAGACACTAGAGCTACACGGTATTTCAAATATAAGTGTTGATACAACTCAGTATTTCTCTGCACTTCCTCACTACAAGTTTATTGTTTCCCCTGAAGGAAATGGAATTGACTGTCATCGGCACTATGAAGCGCTGATGGCAGGGTGTATACCAATAGTTGAGTATCATCCAGGTATTGAAGAAAAATATAAGGGCTGCCCTATTCTCTGGACAAGGGATTATGCGGAGATTAACTGTGACTATCTCAACCATAAATACGATGAGATGATTGATAAGGAGTATGATTTTTCCCGTCTATTAATGAGGAGATATCCCGAACCTCTTCAACACCAAATTCGGGTGAATGGTAATTATTGGGGAATGAGGCTTACTGGGCGGCCATGGTATACATAGCACCCCAGTGTCCTCGCTCACCTGTGCGAGGGTCAATCATAATGTGCCTCTCCTTGTCAAACCCGTTCTTATATAGCATAAGTAGTCCTCCAATCCACGTAAACTGCGTGTTTTGTAGACCTATAACAGCATCGCATTCGCCAAACATACAAATAATACGTGCAGCTGTAATACTT